CATGTTCATCATCGTATAAGTCATAAGATTACTTGTTGTTTGCGTTGGTGCAGACGGTCCTGTTGCACCTGTTGGTCCTGTGGGTCCTGTTGGTCCTGTCACTGTGGATGCTGCCCCTGTCGCACCAGTCGGTCCAGTAGGACCTGTGGGTCCTGTAGCCCCGTCAACACCATTTGCGCCAAATGCACCTGGTGGACCTGTTGGACCTGTTGGACCCGTGACTGTACTTGCAGCACCCGTAGCACCTGTCGGTCCAGTAACAGTAGACGCAGCTCCCGTCGGACCTGTAGGTCCTGTGGGTCCTGTAGCACCATCAACACCAATGATGCCGTTCGTTCCAGCAGGACCAGTCGGACCCGTAGGACCTGTAACAGTAGAAGCAGAACCCGTGGCACCAGTAGGACCAGTCGGTCCTGTCGGTCCCGTCACAGTTGAAGCGGCTCCTGTAGGTCCCGTAGGTCCTGTAACGGTACTTGCTGCCCCAACTGCTCCAGTAGGACCCGTAGGACCAGTGACAGTAGACGCTGCGCCTGTAGCACCAGTAGGACCAGTAACGCCTTGCGCCCCTGTAGGACCAGTCACCGTACTTGCAGCACCAGTCGGTCCAGTAGGTCCCGTAGGACCAGTCACCGTAGAATTAGCACCAGTCGCTCCTGTAGGACCCGTAACCGTCGATGCGGCACCAGTAGGTCCTGTTGGTCCTGTAACACCCTGTGATCCCGTAGGACCAGTAGGACCAGTTACGCCCTGAGAACCAGTAGAACCAGTCGGACCAGTAGGTCCGGTAGCACCCTGAGGACCAGCGTTCTCAGACCCGACAACCGACACCTTCGTACCAACAGTCGCAGGAATAGAAGGATCAGCAAGAGCAACAACAACCGTAGAACCAGTCTTGAAAACAACAACCGGTTCATTCGATATCGCAACCGTAACCTGGACAGTAGCCATTAACTACCGAGTCACATCGGCAAGAACCGTGACAGTCCCAGACAAAATAGTAGTGATCACACCCGAAGCGTTTTCCTGCAAATCCCAATACAAAAAGCCAGGATCAAGAGCAGCCGTATTTGTAGCAGAGAACGTGGCTGTTAGTTTCCCAGCTGCCCCATCGGTTACAGCACACGTACCTGTGATACTGATAGCTGAAATGTCAGGGGTGACTCTCATCTGGGATGAATACGTGCGACCCGTGATGTCAACAGGGGATGTACCGTCGGTAGTAATAGTTACTTCAACGGTTTCCGTATCACCACGAGTGATAGTTAAATCTTGTTTTGCAGGTGCAGCCATATCAAGGGTATATTACCATTAAACGACATATCCCGCATCGGTTAAAACCTGATGGACATTATCAGAAACAACATAGATTTGCCCTGGTTCTAGACTGTATGACTCGTTGCCAATGTCTGCTTTGACTTTGCGGTTCACTTGGATTTCAACCTTTACATCAGGCGACACCCAGTCAGGGTCATCTAGGAGGGTGCCTTCAGGGATCAACGACAATAACCGTCGGGTGGCGTTAGACCATGAGAAGGCTTTGGTTTCAGGGATGCGAGAAATAGCAACCTGTTTGATAGAGCCACGATTACGGTATGCCTCCATCATTAGTTCTTCAAGAATCTTCTGGTTAGGTTCATCCCACTGCCCTGTTGTCTCCGCTTTGGATTTGCCGCATGGAACCACCCCAAAGGCGAGATGAGCGAACTGGGCTTGTCCTGAGCTGTCTGACACGATTGTAGGGATACCGCTGGCAATAGCCTGCAACGGCATCAACCCGAAACCTTCACCACGAGCAGGTGCTACGAAACAATCAGCTTTGCTGTACCAGTCACGTTGCTCGATGGGACTCATCCAAGTCCTGTTAAGAAACACTTTGTCGCCAAAGTTTTGACTAGGCACATCCTGAGCATGTGGAGCAGCTTTGATATGCAGTTCAGCATCAGGGAGGTTCAAAGCATTAAAGGCTTTAACTAGGACATCTAGCCCTTTGCGTTTCCATAGCGACCCGCCACCTTGGAAACGAAATACCCCATCAGGTTTAGGCATTGGTTTCCAAAACTTGTGATCCACCCCCAACGGGCAGTAGGAAACATCTTTATGAAACTCACTGAACAGTTCCACATTGTGTTCGCAAGGAACAATCACCTGGTCAAACTGACCCAGCCACAGACGGAAATTAGATGGCAACGTATCGGTTTCCCACATAGAAAACAAAACCCGATGCTGACCCGTAAACCAACCCTTACAAGCATACGGGACCTGCATATGAACACTCACAGACGCATGATTATCCAACGTCACAGACTTAGGAAGCGAATCCTTAAACCCTTGAAGCATCGAACCATACCCCAACCTAGGGTCATCAAACCCTTTCCAAGATTGATAGTTCACAACGGGGCGGGAGTGCCTTCAATTTGATGACGAGAAGTAGCTAACTGTTCAACAGCATGGCACCCGTCAATAGTTTTAGGTTGCAACCCTTCAGCCCGTAAACGCTTATAGGCAGGCATATCTTTAGACCAGTTCTTTTCACGCTGGTTAATATGCGCCACCGATTCACCCCTGGTGGTCGTGGAGTTAGACCCCATCTGGACACCGGCTACACGGCAAGCAAAGCAACCATCAACATCAAGGTTCGGATGTGTTTCCCTATGCTTCACGAAATGAACGCTCCATAACCAGCAGCCACAAGATCGGCTTGTTCTTGACCTGACACGGTATGCACATGACCACCATGATATGTATAAGAAATCAAACTATGGTCAGACGGTTCAGTTTCCTGAAACGACCCATCAGTCATTTTGAACACGTTCCGTCCACGACGACCAGGGCGAAGATGGGCAAAAATCCCTCTCTCCTCTGGTTCAGACCAATACACAAGATTGTCTGTTGGGGTAATAAATGTTGCCATATCTAGATAATAACAAAAGCCCCCGCCTTTCGGCAGGGGCTTCGTTAATTCCTTGTCGGAAATGATTAGGCGTTTGTACCAATGCTTGAAGCTGATTCGATACGACGCAGTGCTTCCTGACGGAATACTGAGTAACCAACGAAATGCTTCCAACCAACTGGACGGAAACGCTTCAGAAGGTCTGTAACTGTTCCGTACACGATTGTTGGCTGTGAACCGTACTCTCCACCCATAGAAACAGCCTTGGCAAGAGCCTGCTGTCCCATGATGAGGGTACCGTAAACGTCAATGGTTCCTGATGCACCGGAGTTGTCTGATGCGTTTGCGAACAGAGGCGCACGTGACGACTCCATGAAGCGTACGCCTTCAAACATACCAATTTCACCGTTGTAAAGAGGCATTGCGTTGGTGTACTTGTATGAGTCACGCCAACCAGAAGCATCTGTAATACCACGAAGGTCGTACGAAACGTCTGGGTGAATGAAACCGACATAGTTGCCACCGATTGTTGGAACATTCGCTCCACGCAATTGAGCCACTGCACGACGGATATCGTTAGCGGTAAGGGTGTCATCAGTGTTGATGGTTGTACGGCTAGATGGGTCTGTTGCACCACCTGTTGCGTAAATCACGTTTGATCCAGCCTGGATTGCGGTACGAGCGATGGTGTCAATTGACAAGCCAGCGTTGTAACCAACAGCCTGAGCTGCTACTGGGTCCACAGGGAGGAACGATGATGCACGGAGTTTAGCGGTGGTAACAGTTGCGTTACCGTATTCTTCAAGGGTTACTGTGACCTGGCTATCGCTCATGGCGACAGGGGTTACATCCTCAGCTTCACCGAGTGGCGTTGTAGCCGCTGCGAGGTCTGCGAATACGGTGAACTTCACTGAAGCACCTGGGTTTGTAGCGTTTGTAGCTTGAACAGATGCGAACTGGTCAAAATACATTTCTGGACGAAGGGCAAAATATGCCAACTTCTCAAAAGCTACCTGGTCTGTAGTCAGGTTTGCGGTACCTGTCTCTGCTGCGTAATAATCAGCCATTTGGATTTTTCCTTAATTGTTGGGTGGTTTACCCAAGGTCAATACCTTGGGCTTGCGCCTCAGCAAAAATATCGTAAATCTCTTGTTCAGATGATGCTTCACTAATACGTTTATTCCACGACGGTGGAGGAGGGGCTGACTCGCTACCGGCTGCAATCTTGTTGGACTGCTTCCATGCTTGCTTGTCTGCATCTTCCGACGCTAGGGGTGTAATTAGTTGTGCTTCAACGGCGGCTTCACGGATTGCTTCTGGGGTTAAATCACCGTCGTAACCTTTAACGAAATACTTGGCTTGCGGTGAAGCGGGATCAATTCCTGCTTTAACGAAAGCTAGTTCTCGTTGGGTTGCTGAGAATTCCGCAACTTGTTTGCGTAGCTCTCTGGCTTCTTTTTCCAACTGCTTCATCCTTGCCCGTACAGGATTCTGTGTGGGTTCGGTTTCCGTTTGGTCGTCGAATTCTGAATCGAAATCTTCGTATTCTGACATATGGCACTCTCCTTGGTCCACATTGCACTGGAGGGTTGCAATGGCTACTTAGTTTTTACACCCCATATTTACGCTGCTGACTAGGGGGGCTGTCAGTAGGTCTTCCCGTCGGGATCAGACTTAAACTAACACAGTTAAATAGTGTTGTGCTACTGCCCTACGGTGCCGAGTGCTGATGCGCCTTGTGTCGTTGCGAATCCACCACCGGTTTCAAAAGCGGCTTGGCGTGAACGACGGCGAGCTGCAATTGCTTTACGTGCTTCAGCGTTGGTGCCGAAGGTTCCAGCAATTTGCTGTTCTTGGGTGATGGCTTGTTCACCTTGCAGTGGATTAAACAGTTCTTGCTGTGCGCCGATATCAGCAAAACCTTTTTGAGCTTCTGCGGTGCTGACACCACTTGTTTGGATTGATTCAGCTTGGGCAGCAGAAAGACCGATACCTGCCTGTGTCTGTGCCTGCGCACCAATCTGTGCAGCGGCTGTACGACGAAGAAGGTCTTGACCTGTGAGGCGTTTACCAATGGCATCTACTGCTTGGGTTGGGTCAAGGAAATAAGCGGCTAGGTCGCCATCACCAAGACCATAAAGCCTTCTTAGTTCAGAAACAATAACGGGGTCGGCTTGCTTGACTACTACATAGGCAGCCTTGGCACGATCTTGTAGTTCTTGGCGGGATGTTTCTCCGCTGATTAATTTAGCGATGGCATCAGGGGTGTCGTAAAACCCTGGTGGGAATCCTGCATCTCGAAGGTCATTTTTGAATTCTTCTTCTCGTGTGATGTAACTACTGTATGACAGTTCGGCTTTTCCTGCGTCACGGAGTTCTTTGTTTCCAGCAAAACGGGCATCAAAAATTGTTTGAATTGTAGGGTCTTGGGAAACATAATAAGAAATTGTTTCTTCAGTCAAAATGGTTGTTGGGTCAGAAACTTTCCCATCAAAGAAAGCAAAGACGGCGGCAGTCTGGGTGGGGTTCAACCTGAACTTTGAGATGACCCCTTTAAGTAGATCTGATGCAGCCATTACAGTGTTCCTCCGAAGATTTTATTAAGAGTAGAAGCAGCACTAGAATACTCTTGATAGGCGTTCTGTGTGTTTTGCCATTCAGGACGTTTCCGTAAGAACGCTGTCCATTCGGTTGCGTTCATCATCCTTTTATTCTTTTCATCGCCGGCATTAAACAGGTTGGAATAAGCTGGGCTTGTCAGGTCAACACTTCCTTCGTCTACTTCCAACACTTTGGAATAGAGAGTTCTGTAAGGAGATGTGATCGAGTCAAATGTTTCTGTTTTCAAACGCTCACCAATAGTCGGATACAAGGTTTGAGCCGATGACCGCATCGTTTCATTGAACTGTTCTTTAGTTTTAGCGTTGGTAGCAATCTCATTAACCCAAGAATTGATTGTGGTTTCTGTTGGGTCAACCCCAAATTGCTGTGCCAAGGTACGCAGGGTCGATGCCGTGACAGTGGACACTGGAGCTGGAGTTGCTCCTGGCGTTGTTGCTGGGGTTGGTTGTAGACGGATTGCTTCAGAGGCAGAACTAGAATCCCATTCTTCAGCAGTCCAACCGTTACGAGTACCTTTTTCAGCAATGGATTTAATTGATGTGTCATCAAGAGAAATTCCTTTAGCAGCCAAAACCCTACGAACCAGAGGAACAGATGCTTCCACTTTCTTTTGAAGTTCTACAGGATCAGTAGCTTTTTGAACGTCGTAAGTTTCCTGTGACTGGGTACGGCTGGTAGCCCACTCGGTATTATCAATAGCCCTAAGCAGGGTGTCTGAATCCCACTGGTTAACAAACGCATCATCAAAAATAGTTTTAAGTTCAGGGATGTTGTACAGGTTCGCTGTCGAACCATAGATTTTTTTTGATTCTTCAAAGACTGCTCCGGACAAAACCATTGCTGTCCGTTTTGCTTTACCTCGGTAGTTTTCAACGGCAGCTAAACGACCAGCGGCTTTAGCCCCTTTTGGTTCAAGTTCTCCGTTGTCGGTCAGGTATGCCTTGATAGATGTGTATTTGGTTCCAAGCCTTTTGTTTGTCTCGGCAAGGAAAGCTTTGTCTTGTGCGGTAGCCATTAGAGGTTGTACTTCTTTTCAATCGCTGTCAGGTATGAACCGAACTGTCGGGCATTGGTATCTTCAGGGAACATTTCTTCTAGTTTGTTTTGTGTGAATGTTTCCACTTGTGGTGGTTGAACAATTTCAGCTGCGGTGTTTTGTCCTGATGTTCTTTCAAGTTCACGGTACAAATTTGACAGTCTGTTTAGGTCGCCTTCGCCTAGTTTGCGTCCAAGGGTTTGCTGTGAAACTTTGTTCATTATTGCTTTAACATCTGCGTCGTTAGATACACGGTATTGGTTTAGTTGACCACCACGGGCAGAAGCACCTGTTGTTGCTAAGCGAGTAATTGTTGTTTCGAAATCTTCTCCATACCCATTAGCTGTGACAAGAAGGCTTTTGTATGCTGAGGTTGTTTTTGAATCAACTACGCCAGGTGCATAACCTTTGCCGAGTTTACCTACGTTGTACATAGCGTTTTGTAAGTTAGACAATTCCTCAACCGATAGACTGTACAGTGCATCTTCGTCGCCTGTAAAGTATTTAGGTTCAGCCAGTTTCCCTGTTACTGGTGACTTGTATTTGTATCCTTCGTACTTAACAAGTGCGCCACTACTGTTGTACATCCGACGACCAGAAACACCCAAAGCATATTGCCCGCCATCGGCAGACAAAGTAGCTGGGTTAAGCAAAGTGGGTGCGATTGACGACGGGACATCGTTTTGTGTGGGGATGGTAGTGGTTGTAGCACCAGATCTAGGAACCGTAGTGGTTGTCACACCAGGTCTAGGAACCGTTGGCTGCGTTGGCGGGGTGGTCGTCGTCGTTGTCGGTGGTGCCATTGGGTTAGGTGCCATTGTTATTCCTTTTAATCTTCTACTTCTACAGAAATAAATTCACGAGACAGAACATTCTGCCACAAGTTCACAAACTGAGGATACTTTTCAGCAAGACGTTCACCCTCATCCCACAAAGCCTGGCGCAAAACAACAGCCCCACGGATTTTGGAAGCAGATGACCAGTTGTCTTCTGTTACCTGCGGAAAGTTACCGACTGTATATGCCACGTTCGCATCACGATATTTGAAATATTCAGTGGCTGCCTTAACCGCATCGTTATCCTGAACGGAAGGTTCTGCAATAAATTTACGGGCTTCAATCAACTGGATACGACGGTTGCGTTGAGAAGAAGTAGCTGCTGCTGCTCGATCCCAGTTAGGGTAAGCGGCTTGGACTGCTTTGGTCTGTATCTTTTTTTGTTCTTTAATTTTAAGATTAGCTAAAGTCCCAAACATGTCGTCAGGAGAAATGCTATCCATAACTTCCCTCATGTTTCTGTTGAACACAAAGTTGGCAATAGCGGATTCAAGGTTAATAGCAAATTGTTTAGGGTCTTTGTATTTGACATCGCCAGCAAGTTTTTGGATATTCCAAACATCAGGATCCAGCTCGCTTGATTTAGGACTAAAATAGCCACCAACATTTTGGTATTTATCAACAACATCTTTGTTAATCCGGTACCAGTCGTAGTATTCCTTGGTCGATGAAGAACCAACAACACTTCTATCTGTAATGGGTTGCATGAAAGCAACAAAGTTTTCGTTGCCAAATTCTTGTACAAGCATTTCAAGTTTGTCTTGATAGTCAAGTCCGTTCTTGTCACCCATTTTGTCAATCTGATTCCAGCGTTGGGCGATGACACTGATAAGTACATTCCCTTTTCGGCTCTTGGCTGTCCACTGGGCTATAGGCGCACCAGGTAGAAACAATCCAGCCCACCCGATAAGACCGTAAATTTTAGTTCCTAGTTCTTTACCGTCGGCTTCCCATTGTTCACGGGAGTCATAACCAGTAGGTCCTTGTTGCCCAGGCGTTGCAGGGTCATAGTCTTTTGTTGCTGAAGCAACTTGCAAAGCACGGATAACTGACTGTGCTGCTTTTTGTCTGTCTTCTACTTTAGAAAACAATTCCAAACCATTTGATCCAAGAATTCTCATTACTTGTTCTGATGCACCAGGAATAATAAACTGTGCAATATCTGGACTGGACAAATCAGGGATGCCGTAAGGGGCAATGAGGTCACGTATCTTGTCAAAGTCTGAAGAGTCTGGAAGCATTTTAATTAACGGGAACGCAACTACTGGACCAATGCCAGGGTATGCAGCTGTAACCATGGATAGGTTTTTTAGACTGTTGCCTACCCTGAAGTCAAGACCGTTCTTACGCCATTCTTTTAAGAACCCACCGCCGACACTAACGGCATACATTTCTTCGCCTGATACTGGGTCTTTATAAAGGAAAGAATCTTTCTTCCCGTCACCGTCAATGTCTGTACCAAAGAAAGTGTTTTGGCGTAGTTCGCCCATGAGTTGATCTGCACGGTGGATGACTTTAGGGTTGGTCGCTAACTTTGCAGCTGAACCTGTTAACTCTACAAATGCGTCAAAGAAAGGGAATATCTTTCTGTGTGCTGCACCAAATTTTGTTTTGCGAGAAGCATCAAAGTATGTGTCTTTTGTAAAGCGTGTAGCGAATAGTTCACCCAATAGGTTTACATCTTCGACAGTCATTTCACCCTTGGCTGTTGACGCTGCTTCAATAATGTCATCTTTTAAGGATTGAAGAATGTCTGTTTTCTTTACAGTGTCTACAAGTAGGTCAGCTTCTGCTTTGTCCATGACTGGGACTAATTCAATAATGCGTTGCCATTTGGCTTGGTTCCATGTTGGTACACGTGCAAGTTTGTCCGATGCTGCGCCGTACAAACCGTCCCATGCAAAGGAAAGAAATGCGTCGTAACGATTACTTACTCTTGTTCGTACATTTCTAGTGTCATTTGCACTGTCAAATACTGAAGGAAAATAATTTATACGTTCCGGAGCAAGGTCATTTGTTGAGTGCATCTTCTTGATGTAACTTTTAAGAAGATTGTTTGGCTTAAAATCAAGGTTCTTGTCGCCCGTGTAGGCTGCAAAACCTCGACGACCCGATAGTTCTTCTCCATCAAATTTGTTTTTGGCTATGGCTTCAAGGAGTGAATCATCGTCAATTGCATACACTTCAATGTCGTCAACATTCTTTTTGACAAAAGCTCTTACGCCATCAAAGTCCCAAACATAGTTAGGGTCAAGTCTTCCTTGGTTTTTAATGTATTCAGAAAGAACTGGTTTAAGATCACCAGTATGGAATCGTGTTGTGATTTCATCAATAGATTTTCCATCTATTAAATCTTGGGCTATTTTTCTTATGTAACCGTTTGATGCTCGTTCAGCAATACGTTGTGCAAATGCTGTAGCCCAAAGTTCTGGGTTGACTAATCGTTCGACTGATTGAACATGACCCCTAGACACAGCCCCACTTACAGCAGCTGGGTTTTGCATTAAATCGTATGCCTTGTTTGATTGACCACGCAAAATAGCGTCATCCATACCAGGTAATAAATCTACAATTCTTGAATCAAATTCAATTAAACCATTTTCTAGTGAAGTTATTTTTTCTATTTGTGAAGTAATAACATCATCAACAGGAAGGTTGTAAAGAGTTGTTGTGCCGGCAGATTTTAAGTTTTCAATCTTGCGAAGAATACGGTTGGCTTCGGCAAGTTCTGCTTCCATTTTAGAAGCTTGACGTGCTGTTCTAATGACCCGACCCATTGCGTCAATGTTGTTTGTATCGCTAAACAACTGCACAACATATTGGTAGTGGTGGTCAAAAATACCTGAGAACGATAAACGGGCAAGTTCTTCTGGGAGGGTTTTAATAAGATACTTGGGTCTAATGAGAACGTTGGCTTTCCACACTCTTGACATTGACCAGTCAACAAGATCACCTGCTGCTTCAGCAAGTCGAAGTGGGTCATTAACAATCCTGTTTGGTTTAACTTCTGTAATGATTCGTTCGCCAGTAACAGGGTCAATAGTTTCTTCTACCACGGTGCGACGGGCTTTTTCAAGTCGTGAACGCAATGGTCCTAATCTGTCTGCAATAGTACGAAGATCAACAGGGTCAATAAGAATAGGGTTTACTTTTAATTGTTGGCTAATAAGAAGTGGACCATACCCGCCGTTTGTCCCACCAACAAGCCAAGGCAAAGGAACAGATGATCCTGCACTGTCTGTTACATATCCGGTTACTGTTGCTTGGAATTTTCTTTTCCACGAGGCAATACGGGAAATTTCGTCGTCAGTATAATTCCATTTTTTTAGTTGGTCTTTGATAACAACATTTTCAAAATTGTCCAACCAATCAAAAATTACTTGGTCATCGGTGCCATTAAATGCTTCAAACATTTCTGTCATCAATTGATTGCGTGTAGCCATTGGGACTTCAAGAACACCCATAACACTGTCAGCATTTTTGGCTGCGGTCAAAGGGTTATTTAACGGGAAGTCTGTTGACTCTGGGAGCGTGTCAGCAAATGGGCGGTACCGTGACACATTGCCCTTAATTGCTACACCAGTTTTAGTGACAACAGGGCGAGGATCAATTCCAGGCATTGTACGCATATGAGTTAAAGGGTCGGCTGCATATACGGCATCATCAAGAACTGCTATTACTTCATCAGCCGATTTAGCATTTTGAAGTTTTACTGCTGTACTTGGGGGGATTGATCCTCCAGATCTGCGCCATATTTCTGCTGCTGTTCCAGACTCAGGACCAGCAAACGATTCAGCCCACTTCTTTCCCTTGGGTGTTAATTTGAAAGCTTCCCAGTTGTTTGGGTTTACAGTACGTCGACCATTGTTAATACCACCCGCAGCATCAAGTACGATACGTCCTTCTTCTACTGCTAATTCAAGAATCTTTTTTGATTCTTTTGAAAGAGTGGTGGTAACTTTTGCTCGTTTGCCAGCTCTTGCTCCAGCGGTCAGTGGTATGTCGCCAAGTTTTCCAAGATTTAACGCCGCACCAGCAGGTAGCCAGTTAAGAGGGTCGGCAGCCAAAGTGTATGAAGCATCAATTGCACCAGAGATTGTATTCCATGCTGTATCGCCTGGTTCAATTAAACCTATATCGGCAAGTGGGGCGGCAAAGGCTCGACCTACAGTAAAGGTATGACCGTAGATAGTTGGTTGTGTTTCAACTTTTCCTTCTGCAACATCTTCTTGTGTTCGCCCTCCAATAAAGAATCCACTGCCAACATCAAGTTTGTCTCCACCTGGCAAAGCATCAGCAATTACTTGACCAGCTGTTGTGTTGGTGACAATACCTTTAAGTTGATCTAGATAGGAGGATTCATTTTTTTTGAATCCAGCACCACGAGGGTTTTTCATTAACGGCGCATACAACTCTGGGTTGTTATATAAAAAAGCCAACGAGTTTGATAAAGCTTGGATAGGAAAATCGGCTGCCGCTGCTACTGTCCTTGTTCCCACTTTTGTCCCGACAACAACAGGGGTTGCTATTTTTCCAAGTTCTTCACGAACTGGAGTAGGTATGGTTTCTACTGCTGATTCACCTTTTGAGTAAATAAACTGTAGAGCAGTATCTTTGATGTCGTCAATGAAATCAAAAGGATTCTTCCAACCCATTACTGGTTATCCATAATCGATTTTGTTAACCCTTTAAGACGGCGGTTAGCTGTTACCCGATCAGCTGGAGCCATACCTGCATCAGCCATTTTTTCGGCTGCGATATTGGCAGCGTCTTGAACCAAATAGTTGGCACCATTAAGAATTAAAGCGGCTGTGATTTGTGGGTGAAGCCAATGAAAATTACTAGCTGCATCAATAAGTTCTTGCGCAGTGTTTTGGCTGTAAATAGATTTGTATGTATTGATACGTTCTGCTCGTCGTGTTTCCCATGTTTGAACATCTTCAAGATTCAAAGGAAGATCGTTAGTTATAAAAGCCATTAAGACCTTTCAAGTTCGGCGAGGAACATCAACAAAACAGGGGAAGGATACGAATCGGCAATGGCTCGTACTCGTTCAACCATGTCTTGTTTTGAACCTGTGACTGGGACTGTTGGTCGTGCGCCAAGTGCTTCGGGTCCAGGTCCAGGTCCTACCATTGAACCAAGTGTTGCTAGTTCATCGGGGCGTTCGGTTGGGCGGTTTAACGCACCGAGCGAACCTGGTTGTGCTGGTGGTGCCTGTGGGATTGCATTAGACATTGGCGATGGAGCCATTGGTACAGCATCTTGTGCAGCCATTTGTTTCCCTGCTTCACCGTATGTTTGTCCTGTTGCAACCATCTTGGGGACTTTTCCCCCACGAAGATCCGAACGATTTGGATAATCCTTAGCCATTGTTATGCCCCTCCAAGACTATTAGCAAGTGCCATTACTCCACCTGGTGATTGTGGCTGCGCTGATGCACCAGCACCACCACCTAGTTGACCTAGTAATGATTCTAGCGAAGGTGGACCGCCAGCACCAAGAGGAGGACCTGCTGGTTGTTCAGCACCCATACCTGGTGGTGCAAGACCTGGCATTGTTTCTGGTGAACCGGCAGGAGCCATAGCCGCCTGTCGTTCTTGCGCACGTTTCTGTGCCGACATGATTGCTTTAGGAAGCGTCATCTTGTTAGAAGCAACTTGTTCAGCGATGTATGCAAGGTCATCAGGCTGGTATGGACCGTTAGGATCTGCGGCTTGTGCCTGAATAGAAGACAACAATGCGGCTTCAATTCCTTCTGCCACGATGCGGTCCTTTTCCATCTCTGGATCTGCAATAAGAGGGTCAGCTTCACGAGCTGATTCTTTAGACATAAGCCCTGTACCAAGACGCTGACCAAGACCCACAATAAGGCTGTTTACGTCGGAACCGGCTGCGGAGTATGAAACATAATGGAAGTCTGTTTCCCACAGTTTGTTTGGTGTGTAGTCTTTGACTCCTCCACCCATGCCTGAAACAAAGAATGATTTGGCGTTGTTACCCCAATAGGCTTTTTCGATTCCGATAGCAATCTTGTCTTCTTCAACCATTGACGAAGCAAACAAATCTTGGGCTTCTTGTACACGGAAGTCCACGGTTGCTGCGAGGATGTTTTCTCCACGGCGACCAGTACGGATGTTGGTGCCTGATTCTCCGCCGAACTCTGCTGGGATAGAACCTTCGAGGCGTTCTTGGCGTTCAAGACGGTCAAGAGCTACGTCTGTTTTGTATCCAGGTGAGATGTTTTGTACCTGAATGTCTCCACCCTTTACAACACCAAGTTGCCCTGTTTTACCGTCGGCAATTTGAATGATCTCTGGGTTTTCGCCTGGGCGGGCAATAAGGTATTCGTCTGGGAAGATGCCACGTTCAATAGCGATTTCGGTGAGGGCTTGCAATCTTGCACGGGTGTAGTACATACCCATCAGACCGTCAAATTGTCCGTGTGGCTTGTCAAGGGTGATGCGTTGTGGCACTACTACGAGTGGCATACCTGTTTTGTTGCTGATTCGTTCTAGTTCAACCACGTTGGCACCCATGAATGGTGCGCCCGATTCCATTGCTATGCCTTTTTCTGAGCCAATAACGCAAGTAACTACTTCGTTGTCGCAGACGTATTCAAGGATTTTGAACATTGTGTCCCATGATGGTTGCCCTACACGAAGGATTCCGTCCACTTTGTAGCCGTAGTTTTGGGTTAACCAACGGTATGTACGTGCGTATGTGAAGATGCAGTTATCTGGGACTGGATTGTCAATATCTATAGTCGGGGCAGGGAATGTATCAAGCGGGTTACGTAGCTGCCATTCAGGGATGCGCTTATCAAAGTTAGGCTTAATAAAAATAGGCGAGTTGCTGTATGCAAGTAAGTGCCTGGCACGGCGACGCATCTTCATGTTCATGCGGTTCTGATCCCAGATGGCAAGCATGGCTCGCTTGCGGTCACGAGCCAAAGCCATACTGCGGTCTTGTCCTTCACGCATTGCAGGGAAATAAGGCGAAGGCATGGTCGATGCGACACGCATAGACATCTGATCTAGACCTTGAACAAGCAGGTTAGCTACAGAAGAACGAGCTGAACGGTCAAGTTCATTAAGAGGGACAACAACATCACCGTTAGCTAGGCGGCGTACTTCCCGCATTTGATTGAGAATCGGACCTTGCGCTTCAAGACGCTCTCTGTATAGATCAACGATTTCTTCAACTGATTTCATGCGTCACCTTTGGTTACAAACAATGCAACGATAACACATCATAGCCATTTTGGTCGCCATTGCCTCGGTGGAGCCTTGGCTTGTGTTAGGTTTGGCAGGTTCAAAATTGCCATCCACAAAGCCATAACAATGTCTGTGCCGTGCTTTTTATCTCTAGCCCATTTAGTTAACTCGTCTGTAGCTGCCAAAGTTTTCCAGTTGCCACTCATGGAAGGCAAACGAAGTGCGCCTGACCTGATAACTGCTGGTAATAAGGCTTCGACACCAAGGGATTCATCTAGTTTGTTGCGGCTAGTGGTATGTGGTATCACATTGACTCTATGTAGAGCTTGCCATTTGCGTACAAAGTCGTGGGCTAAAAGGAAACGTTGGGCTGCGTTGATTTCAACCACCCAGTGTGAGATGGGATAACCCATTTGGTATGACCGTTCTTGCCATTCGTCCATTAACCCAGAGTATTGACCGGTCATGGTGTCGTATCCAAGGACTTCTTCAGCGGATAATTTGACACGCTCGATATCTACTACGTGATAAAGGTTGGTTTGAGGCTGGTAAATAATCCACACAAAAGCCCAAAACATAGTTGGGGACGGGTCTACCGCCACAATACTGATCCACGGGTGGGCTAAACCTTCAGGGATATGCCCAGGTTGACGGTGGTTATCTACACAGCCTGGATAGTCAACCCCATCTGGTCCCATCCCACCTGTAATCCAAGTACGGTGTACCAGTCGGGTGTCAAGATCAAGGTCTTCTTGCTGATACACCACATTGAACAGGTCGGGTTTGGAATATCGAATAAACGATAGGTCTTTCCACGGCAAACGACGGGGATCTAGCAAAGGTCCGTCGGGGTATGGCAAGGATTTGAATGAACGAGACTCTTTACCTGTGTCTAGTTCCTCATAATATGCTTTATAAATTATTTGACGGTATTTTTTTT